GTAGTGACAACAGTACCGCTGACATTGGGTAGTGTGATCGTGCGATCTGCAGTCGGGTCTGTTACGGCAAGAGTGGTTTCGAAACTGTCAGCCGTGGCCCCCTCAAATACCAAGCTGCCGGTCGTGCCGATCTCAAGCGTGCCAGTAACAACACCGCCGCTTTTAGGTAATGCGGCGTCGGCAAGGTCGTAAGCCGACTTGACCGCAGTGGACGATGCGATCGTCGTCGAACTTGTAGTGCTGGTGCTATCCGAGACCTTGGACTGCAAACCGGCAGGGGTTACGGCGCGGGCAGTATCAGATCCAGTTTGAGTTTCGGCGTTTGTTGCGAGTTCCAGCAGACCTTGGACGGTAGTGCTGCCAATAGGAGTGGCATTGGTCCAGCTGCTGCCATTCCAGATTTTGACACCGTTGGGGGTCAGGCTGGTGTCGAGCCAGACTTCGCCGGTACTGTTTCCGCTGCTACCCCCAGAGGCAGGCGTTACGTTGGGAGCAGTGGCACCAACATGAACCGGTCCGATTTTGATAATGGTTGCACCAGTGCTGTCCTTGAAGAACAAGCCGGGGCTCGTGGCGTTGGTGTTTAGAGCGATCTGCCCTTCAGCAATCGCAGTCGTAGGGCGCTTGTCGGCAGTGCTGCTACGAAGATGCTTGTGCGTTGAGGCCATTCCCTTAGCTCCGGTGGGACGGGATTATGGACGCAGTCTAGTATTCGCCTTCGTCTAGCACTACGTCGTAGTCGGAAAAGATGTGGCTGAGCGTCCTCCAGGCGGTGTAGTAATTCGGCGATCCCGATTTCATCAAAACCGTCCCTGGTTCACCCCCAACAGGAACTTTGTCCCCGTTATATACAAATGATTCTTGTCGGTATATCGACATGTTTAGTACGTGCCGTCATCAACAACACCGATTGACATCTCGCCAGTAGAATTATCCACCAATACTTCACTGCTTTCTTTTACTACACCGAGCTGGGATGTAGTTGCGATCTGAACTCGACCCCAGATGAGTTCCAATGCGTCTTGGACATTGGCGACAGCAGCCATATTGGGCGTGAAATACGCGCCATCGCAGAGAATGTCGTAGTCGTTAAAGGTGCCACTAGCACCTGAAACAACCGCAACCTTTTCCCAGTTAGAGCCTGTACCTTGACTCAAGATCCAGTCGCCAACCGCGAGACTCGCAGCAGGTGCTGGAGTTGTGCCGGTTCCGGTTGTAGTTACAAGTAAATAGACACCGTTGTTAGTCGTATTTGGTGCTGTAAGAGCCTGTCCAACTACTAATCCTGCGCCAGATCCGTATTCATTCAACGATGTAACAACGTTGGTTGTGGCGTTATAGGTTCCACCAAAACGAACATTTAGCTGAGTCGCGCTACCGTAACCAACCAGCAACCAATACCCGTTTGGAACTGGGGAGACCACACCCACCCAGATATACGCGGAGCGGTCGCTTGGGTTGATCCACCACTGACCTGCAAATTCGGGGATCGGCTGCGACTCACTAACTTGTGCGATGCCGTAATCAGCTAATTGCTCGGCAGTGACACTATTTGGAGCCAGCCTGTCTGAAGAAAATGTACCGCTTGTAATGCTGGAAGCATCAATGTCAGGAATATCTGCTGCGGTTATTACGTCTCCTACTGTTATGTGGCCCGCCGAATCAACAGTGAGTTTTGTATAAGTACCTGGAGTAACACCGCTATTACTGTGGGTGATTTCTCCGGTGCCGCTGATGCTTAATGCATCTGTCCCCGGTACGGATACGGCGCCCACAGTAGTTGTGGTTCCAACAGGGAGATCGCCCGGCACAAGAGGTGTGACGGCGGTGATGTGACCGGTCGCATCGAAAGTGATGCCGGCGCTAGTTCCAGCTGCAACCGTTGAGGCGTGATCCAGTATGCCTGATACATCCACAGTCAGACCCGTGCCCGGTCGCATTGCGCCGACTTCGGACGCTGTGGCGACAGGTAGATCCGTGCTTAGAAGTGCAGATGTTCCGGTGACGTGGCCTGTGTCGTTAAACGTGATTCCGTTATGCGTGGCGCTTGTAGTGGTATCGGCATGCGTGACGGAGCCGTCGACAGCAATACTCAGTCCCGAAGTAATAGGGAAATACGCTCGACCCGCTGTTGTGTCCGTAGCGATGTTGGCACTGAGATTGCCCGCACCATCGGCAGACAAACCGTCAGAGACAATTACTGCGCCAAGCGAACTGATGGTCGCGGCGGGGAGGTCGGTGCCAACGATGGTGCGAGCAGTGACTCCACCAGCTGCGCTCGTGGGGCCAGCAAGAAATTGAGCTGAACCCGTTGTATTGGCTAGACGGTCTGGCTCGATCGTGGCGAAAGCTACCTTGCTGTTTGTTACAGCGTCGGTTGCCAGCTTCGCATTGGTAACGCTATCAGCAAGAAGTTTTGTCTCTGTGATCGCATCAGTGGCAATGTCAGCAGCTCCAATGCTGCCCGCTTCAATCGAAATTTTTGCTCCAGCCGTGGCTGAACCTGCGACACTGTTCGCAGCGATCTTGTTTGTCGTTACAGCGTCATCGGCAATTTTGATTTCTGTTACAGCATCGTTAGCGAGCTTCTCGGTCGTTACAGACCCGTCTGCGATAGTCCCGCTGATGGACATTGCAGTAGCCAGGTCGGCTACCGTTACCTTCTTTTGATCGGCAGCACTTAAGTCGGCAAGTGCCAGGAAGTCCGTGCTTTCGACGTTTGCCGCCGAAATCGGGTCAAGGTCGACAATGATGAAATCGGACATTACCCCTACGGACTTCAAGGGTCTGATGGGGCCAGTCTACAGAGTTAGTTGTGGCGAGTCAGGCTAGTCAGAGCGGGGTGTCGACGTTCAAAACTACAGGGCCCGTAGTGACAAACTGCAGGCGAGAACGTACCGCGTCATCTGCCTCGAAACTAATCCCCACATTTGTCAGGATTCCGGTCAGTGCGTACCAGAGCGCGTCTTGGGGTCTGCCGGGGTTGAAGCCAGGGGGCACAACGTACAGTTTTGCCTGGAATTCGGCACCTATCGTCTGACGAGTAATTAGCTGGTGTAAGTAGATTGGTTTTTCCGAGTACCCGGATTCGGTTGGTGGGAAATAGTCAAATAGGCACTCGATTGTGCCACCCCCGCTAATAAGCGTGCTGTACTGCTCACGAAAACTGTCGGATAATGTTGTAACGTCCGCTGAATCTCTTTCTGTATTTAGCTCGTAAGAGGTGACTGCGCCTAGTGTTTTGTACGCATCAGCAGCTAGAGAAACCTCTATAGTCTGTGTTGCTCCGGGGTCTTGGAGAGCTATTCGATTTGTCGGCGCTCCAGTGACAGCGGCTTGGAATGTCGAATAAAGGTAGATTCCTCCCATAAGGTCCACATGGGCATACCACGTGCCTTGCCTGCGAGCTACACTGTCTTCCCAAGCACTAGCAGGAAGAAACAGTAACGTAGACGTTGCGGATAGGGTTATCCTGTCCCCTGTAAAAAAGTTTTTACTCGCTTCTTCAAAACTGAAGCGATTAGCCGTGATGTTTACGTCAGCCGAGTTTAGTTCGATCGTTATAGCTGTAGCATCCGACTGCCTGCGCAGCTCCACGCTGCCGTTTTTTCCTAAATAGATGGCCATTGTTACACCAAAGCAACTGTAAAGCCGTCTGTTACTTTATAGTTAATTCGGGCTTCCATTACATCGCCTGTCCTACAGGACAGTGATGCTTGCGTGATAATGCAGGCAAATTCGATTTGTCTGTTGCCGTAGTTCAGTGTAAGGACGACTGTTCCGGACGGACTGGTGCCGGTATTGATTACTTTGTTGATTAAATTCTTGGGTGCACTTACTGTCCCTTCCATGTAGTACAAAATCGTTGCTGAACCATCAGCGTCGGTATTTCCGGGTGTGTACGACTCGCTTTTCTGCCCGAGCGGCGTCGTGCGGAGAGCGTCGACACTGGCGGAAATTGACCATTCGGTCACCTTAGCTACTGTCGCCCCATTTAGTTTGAGTGCTCCGTCGCGGCCTGTGTAGTAGGTCATGGCTTTTAGGGTCTACGCGACCGGAACCGATACTAGCCGAACACTTACATTATGCCGTCCTTTTACCGAAGGAGCTATGCTTGGCGGCTCCGCGTAGCGCCATTGCACTCGGCTGGTGTTGTAAAAGGTTGCGCTACTGGAATTAAATCCTGCAAATACGGGCGCAGATAAAGTGAACAAGTTAAATGTTCCGTTTACATTGTAATGGTTGTATATCTTAAGCATGTCGGATTCTTTTAAATTAGCGAAAGTGAGATCTAGGGCACTGCTGCTCCGTAAGGCGGAATACCGGATGGACGTTTGCGCACCATTCAAGGCTGTATACGTGCTTCCGGGATAATCCCCCGGATTCAACGTACACGTGCTTGGAGCCAGAGAAGGAAATACTGTCACGACATGACCTCCACTTGAGCCTGGAGCATTTCTCTAGTAATGATACTTCTGCCCTGTGAATCCAGGGGGAAATGCGTTGCGGTCACCTCGATTGTGCCGTCTATATTTTCTGTAAGAGAGTCAAGTAGATAGTATTCAGTATCTGTCGTGGTTTGCGGTTTTTCAGCTGTACCAGAAATAAGCTGCAGTTTTACCGCAAAAAATGCACCGGGTTTTTTGTTAGCAAAAAATTGTGTACCAGTGAACGTCAAAGTATGTGAAACGTATTTTCTGTATGCCAGCAAGTAGCGTGCGATGTAGATCGCATGAAATTCGGTCGTACAGAAAAGTGTCATGTCGTACTCTTCGTGTACTGCCGTTTCTGGCGTGCCCTTGTATCGGACAAGTGTAGTTGTGATAGAACTGATTTTTGTAGGTGTTTGTTTGCGCCAAGTCATGACGGCGTGGAATGGCTCTTGTTGTGTTTTTGGGGTGTAAGTTTTTGTGTAGCTATCAGGGATTATGTCCGCAGTGGTTACTGTAAACTCGGGCGTCAAGGTCGTTGTCTTAGGGTTGAAGTCGTCATTCAAAGGTAGAAGCGGAGCTAAACCGGCTTTACCATCATTGAGCACCAAGCGAGTCAGAAAATAGGGGGCTACTGTATTTATAAATTCTCGCAGTGAAGTTGTAGTAGTGAGTGCTCCATTAAAGTACATGCCCATTTTGTTAGTGAATTGTGCTGCTGTTTTTAGGGATGTGAGATCAATTAAGCTATCAGATAAGTTTGCAGATTTTTGGAGAAGGTAGTAAACAAGGTCAGCAAAGTTATCGCTGGGTCCGTAGGTGTAGTTATTTAGGACGCGCTTTACACGAAGACCGGACCGACAAAAAATAAATAACTGGTTTAAATAATCTCTAGGAGGGTTAGTGATTATTGCAGCGTAAGCGCCGATGGTGATGTCGTCGTAAAGGCGAGATTGGGGAACAGTGAGTTTCGTGCCAGGTAAGCCTGGGCGACCTGGTTCCAGCGGGTTGACGATGTAGACATCAACAAAGTCACGCTGGTAGAACTCCCTTATTACAGTTTCGTCTTTCCAGGACCAGCCGCCATCTCCGCTGTAAGGGGTGTTCGTGTATGCGGTGTAATCTGGACGCTTCGGTGATTCTTCGGATTGTGTAAACGGCTCATAGCATTTTTGTGAATCACCCGGATCGTAAACGACAGCGTATCTAGTACCTGTTCCGTAGGCTTTATTTGCCCCGGCTATCCGGTTTACATGAGCTAGTTCATTATCTGTCTCTTTGAATTGGTTCCACCTTCCACTCTGGAACGGGTACGGATCGTAGTCAAACCAAACTCCCCTTTTTACAAAATAAGGTTCATCTTTAAGCGCAGCAGCTACGGAATAACATGAAGTAGGTTGGTAAGATAAATTCAGTAAGCTACGTCCTGTGTACCGCACAGGAATGGGATTGATTAGGTATTCCCATTGCCCAGCAACAGTGTGAGAAATCTCTATCGTTTTCCTCTCTTTTTCGGCCAGTGAAACAGTGGTGTGGAATGTCCATGGTATAGATTTTTTGGCCTCGCTCGAAGTATTCCTAGGAATCCTTCTGTAATACACATCGAAAGTGACAGAGTCCTGCCAGATCTTTCTGAACTTGCTTCGCATGGCAAGGTCGTAAGTCCTGCCGATATTCCCCAAAAGAAATTGGAGAGTTCTTGCATCAACGCCATTTAAATTAATCGTAAAAGGATAAATGTACGGCACTATGCGCATACCATTCATTGATGAATACTCGCCGTCTATAGTGCCCGAGGCAACCGTATTTTCCAGTACAAACCTTGTATAGCGAACATTGTTACCGAGGCTTTCTATGATAGTAAAGGAAGAATCATCAAGCTCTTGTGGATTGTTGATGTTCCGATTTCCCGTAATTACGTTCGTGCGTCTGTCGTTTGTGCTTAAAGTAAAGGCGTCGGTTTTAGTCCGTGTAATATAATAACCGTCTACAATATCACCAGATGTAAATACGTCGGGAATACGCTCGTAGGCGTAACCCCAGTCCACGCCTGTAAGGCTGGCCGTTTCAAATAATTTTGTTGTTCCAAAGTAAACATCTGCATCTTGGATATCTCTAATATCACCTTCGCTGATAATGAAAGCAAAGCGGCCTTCTTGCGGCGCGGATTTTTTATGCGCCGCCTTAAAAAGGGGCGGTGCAGTCCATACACCGCCGCTTCCGTTCGGGAGCACAGGCTTATCAGCTGAGCTACCAGGAGGAGGAGAGGTTGACGGCGGACGATACCGACCAAAAACCAGTGGTACGGCCTGCCCCAACTGAACGATACTCTGTTCGCGTTCGCGGTCTTCAAACGGCGTGGTCTTCCGTATCGTCAGCGACTTGAGTAGCTTCGCCTCTGTCCCCGAAATGTCGGGTTGCTGGGGAAATAGTGGGTTGCTCATCAGTACATGGGACGCAGTGTGGTTGGAATCCCACGAAGCAAATCTACGGTCACTTTGCGCGGAGGAACGTAAGCGTTGCTCAAATCAATACTGTTAATCAGTTTTGCAGTTAAAGTTGTTAATGTGCGGGTGATAATTTCGATGCGCCCGATGTACGCGGACACTAAGGTGCTCTTTGTAAAGTTACCGGAACTTATGTTGGTTTTGGATAGCTCGAGTGTTCGTGCAGTGATTATGTGCCCCAGGTCTCTGTATTCCAGTAGTAGTTTTTCTGTTGCAGGCAAAAATGGGAACTCAATGCTGAACTCTCCTGTGTCGCCGTCTACGCCGCTAGTAAAATTTCTGCAGGTAAAGGTTCTGTAGCTGTAGCCTTCTGGCGTTGTTGTGTTGTAGAAGTAATTCTGCCAGAGGGCGATGACAGGGGAAGGCCCTGGCCCTTCGTTGACAATTAGCTGCTGCGCATAGTCAAGGGCCATCAAGCTATACCGATTGACTTGCGGACTTGGGTATTGTACTGAAGCATTTTAAGAGTAGCTCGGACGGCCGTGTCTGCAGTGCTGCGCAAGGATTGCGCCATATCCTGCTGGGACACGTAGGTTTTTCCGTCAAGCTGCATTACAGGTCCAGTGGTCACGTTGATTTGGTTGCTGATGCGTGGCATGTTGGCGCCCAAGGCCGATGTGGAACTGCCTTGACCGAAGCTGCCTTCGCTGTCGACAGGAATGGTCGCTTCACCTCGGCGTCCGGCAGCATAGCGATCCATCGCGGCAGCCATTTTGCTTTCGGGAATAACAAACTCGCCCTCATTACCTTCGCCGATAAGACCCACAGTAGGTTTATCGACGTAACCACCAGCAGCAAAAAATCTTGAGGGACTCGGGAATCGTGAAACTATGCCTTCTTGTGTAATAGTTCTATCCTCACTGCCGCGTTCGCCTTGTTCCTTGGCGCGGTTAAACGCAAGCTGCTCCAGGGTCATCTTGCGGATTGCCTCAGCCTCTTGGAATCTGTACCCAGCGGCTTTAATGACCAGTGCTAACTGATATTCCATGAGCTTGAGCATCTCTTTGGACTGCTTCAACGTGTCGACCTCCGTCCCGGTCAGTTTCCGGACAAGGCTTATTTGCTGCATTTGAAGGGCAAGTTTCTGGTGCTCCAAGCGAACTTGGTACAGTTTTATGCGGGCCTGCTCTACCTCTACTTGGATCTGCAGTACGGTCTGGCGGTATGTAAGTTCGACTTGTTTGACACGAAGGGCGTAGGCTTTATCGAGATCGCCTTCCTGTTCAGCACGCTGGATGAGCAGATCGTTAATTGCCTTCTGAGCAGCAAACTGGGCGTTGAACAGGTTTGTTGTGGATTGGATTACCTCGCTTGCTGTTTTTAGGGATGTGAGAAACTTTTCGTTGTTTATGGTTACGACGATCTTTACGTCCTTAAAGCGTGCAATCTGTTCCTTGATTCTCTCGACCTCCTGATCTTCCAGTTTGAGCTTGAGGTTTACCTCCTGAAGTTGTAGACCTGCGATCTTGGTTTTAGCGTCGAGAATCTGCTCGTCAGTAAGTAGAGGTTCAAGCTGAGCCAGCCTACTTTGTTCGTTGTTAATTTGCCGCTGCACCAGTAGCAATTCGTTTGCGGTTATCAGGCGTTCTGCCTCTTGCTGAGTAAGGGTGTTGTTTAGCTGAGCGATGCGTATGGCAATCTCTTCCTGCATCTTGGCAAGTTCGAGTTGCTTGGTGCGAATAGTTGCTGCCTCGTTGATCGCTTCTTGGATACGCAGTTGTTCCTGCAGCTTGTCTGCTATCTCTATCTCTTCGATAAGCTGATCCCGCTTTATCTCCTCCGCGCGCACTAACTGATTTACTCGCTCTTCTTCTGCCTTTTTGTTTTGCACACGAATATCTTTTATCTTTTCTTCGGTATCTGTTCTAATCTGTGCAATTTTTTGCTCTTTGTCTATAAGAGCGTTGATGGCTTTTTCTTCGGCTGTGCGTCCCAGGGTGCGTTGTTTTTCAAGATCTAAAATCTTCTGCTTAGCAAGAATCTCATCGTAAGTTTTGTCGAGAAGAAGCTGGACTTGTGCATTGGCGTTTTCCAGTTCTTCGTCTGTAGCCTTGAAAACTTCCGTCAGTTTTCCGATACCCGGTATTTGCTTTATGAACTTGTATGCGGCTGTATACCACTGATTGATCCACCTAAATATTTGTGCAACGCCTTCAAGAATGAGTGATACACCTACTAGTAGAGGACCAGCGAGTATAGATAACGTGCCGCCTACGGCTCCAGCGACGGAATCGAAGGCATTCTTAAGCATCAAAGTAACGTTCAACACATCTTCTTGGGTTCCGGCACCTACGCCCGTTTGTTTTTCGACCTCCTTAGCTATTGCTGCGCGAGCAGCGTCAAGTTCACCTACTCTGATTAAGGTATTTACCTGGACATCCAGGGCTGAGTTGACAGTTAAAACGCTATCTCGTAGCCCATCAACGTTTAGATTATTGGCCGCCGTTTGGATTTCACCGAACTTCTTCACTGTGTCGTCAAGTAACTGACCTACAGCGCTGAGGCCGACACTCAAAGCCATTCCAGCCATGCCACCCATGGCACCACCGAGGAAACCACCGGCTGCACCACCGAATACGGCGCCGGGACCACCACCGAATAGCAACGGGAAGCCACCGCCCAGAATGGCGTCAAGCACACCTGGTTGTTTTAGGCCGGTTTTGGGTTTGGCTGTTAAAGGTAAAGACGGACCTCTACCTTTTATGGGACCTGCCTCTGTAAATCCAGTTGGTAGCTTTGGACCTTGTAAGGCCCCTTGACCCATAGCAATATCTAGTTCTTTATTTACACTTGCTATAGCTTTTTGAAGCAAGTTAAACTCGGGTGTCCCGGATTCGATCAACTCAAATACATATTGCAATTCGCTTGCATAGCTCTTAAGCCCGGCAATGCTCTTAGGTACTTCCTTGCGAACATCTAGTAGGTCTCTTACAAGTTTTGTGGGTCCTTGGTCAGCAGCTGAAAGGGTGCCAGTTGCCTGGCGTGTGTACATACCTTTCAGTGTGGTCAGGCGTTCGAGTTCGGCTTTAAGCAGTCGTTGCGACGCAATCTCGCCTGCCTTAAGAGAATTAACAAATTCGTCGGAACCTACTTTGCTATTCGCTGCGACATTCTTAAAGGTCTGTAGTTGGCTGTTTATACCTGCGAGTGTAGTTGCAAATTTTGCAGATACTGTATTACCGTCCGCATAACTTTTTATGAGGCCAGCTAATTCTGTTTTTGCTTTTTTTGCTTCCTCGGTTCCGCGTTGATCAAACAGTGAGGGTACTGGTTTTATGAACTTCGTGATACGGTCTATTGATGCCAGCGTATCTTTAGCTATCTTCAGGCTTTCTACGCCGTTTACGCGAAGATCAATAACGGCGGAGTAGTTTGCCACGGTATGCTGGCCAGCCTGTTTAAGCAGTCTACGGCGTTAAAAAGCCGCCGGGTTAGCGGCGGCGAGCTTTTTTGTAGGCGGCCTCCTCTTCGTCGGCACGTATCTTGTAGTACACGTACCAGGCGGCGAGCTCGT